CAGCTTGGCCTGGTCAGTCAGGTCCTTGAACTGCTTCTCCGTCGCGCCGGTGACGCCCCGGACGGTGAGCATCTGGTCCTCGAAGCCGGCGAAGATCTTTGTCGCCAGCCCCAGCGGCGCGGCGGCGACCGTCCCCAGTGCCAGGAGCTTTCGCCCGAGGGTCTGGAGACGGTCGCCGAACGCCCGCAGCTTGGCCTCCGCCCGCTTGAGGGCGCGGACGAGCTTGCTGTCGTCGGCGAACAGCTCGACGAAGGCCTTACCGGCTCGGATTCCCTGAGGGTTCGACATGAGTCACCGCTTCAGATACGGCACCCCGCCCCGGATCGTCTCGTTCGCACTCCGGTGTCCGGCCCGATTACGTCGCTACCCGGGACGGAGTGCCATCTTCCCTACTTCAGCTTCGCCGCGCCTCGGCCACGATCATCTGCGTGGCCGCGTCCTGAACAGCCGACTGGGCCTGCTTCACCTTGGCCCGCGTCTCGTCGTCCAGGTTGTCTACGCCGCGAACGATCTGCCGCAGGGCCTCGAAGGTCTCGCCGAGCTTCTGGCCGTACTCATCGCGCTGGGAACGAATCTGGCCGATCCTGCCGGCGACCTTTCCACCGCCCCAGGTGGCCAGGATGCCCCCGGCCCCGGCCAGCAGCACGTCCAGCAGGTTGAACCCGACGTTGGCGACCTGCTCGGCCTGGCCGATTACGGCGTAGGCGGTGTCGGCCACGGTGGGCCGGCGGGTCGCGACCTGGGCGGCCCGGCCGATGGTCTCGGCGTTCTCGGCCGCCAGCGAGACCGGCCGCTTCTCCGGCAGGCCCACGTACGACTGGGTGACCTGGGCGGCGGCCAGCGCCTCCTGGCGGACCGGCTGGCCAGGCTGGTCCACGTGCGGGGCCAGCGCCTGCAGGTTGGTCACCGCCAGGTCGGCGGCCTGTTTCTGCTCCTCGGTCGGGGCATACCGCACGGGCATCTCCGTGCAGCCGGCCAGCATGCCCGCCACGATCATCAGCACCACGATCGCCGCTCCGACGAACCACATTCCATTGCGTGCCCTTCTCATTTCACAGGCTCCTTCCTGTTTGGGGTCCGCTCCGTCCAAAGGCCTCACGCAAGAGGCCCACGTTTTCCTGAGTGATCTCGATCACGTCGCCCCGGCCGCCGAGGCTATGCGGGTCGAAGTCGGCCGGCTTGAACGGCCGGCCCTTCTTCGGGTCGCGGTTGACGTTGGCGATCAGGGCACACAGCACCGACGTATGCGCCCACGCGTCCCGCCCGCGTGCCTCGGCCATCCACAGCAGCTCCCTCAGCGTCAGGGGGCCGGGATCGATGCCGAGTGCGCCGGCGAGCTGGTAGACAACCCGCCAAGGGTCCTCTCGATCTCGGCCTCCAGGTCCAGCTCGCCGATCCGTCGCTCGACCGCCGTCACCGCCAGGTCGATCACCCGCTTCTGGGCCTGGGCGGCCTTGGCCAGGTCTCGACGGCCGAGCTTCCGGAAAAAATCCACCAGTTCCTCGTACAGCACAGTCTGGGCAGCCAGAATGACATCCCCGCCCAGGGCGGCGCCGAACTGCTCGTCGCTGACAGCCGCGGCGTCTGCCTGGGGCTTGACCAGGGCGAACACCACGTCGCACAGCAGGATGACATCCGTGCCCAGGCGGGTGATCAGGGGCGGGTCGCCCGCATCGAGTTCGAGCAGGTTCACGCCCAGCAGGGAGCGCACCCGCTTGGCCGCGTCGATGGTCAGTGCGACGGTCCAGGTCCGCCCGGCGCTATCGGTGAAGGTTCTCATCAGGCAGCCTCCAGACCGTTCTCGATGAGCCCGGCGAAGATGGACAGCTTGGCGGTCACCGAGGCCGTCACGCCCTCCTCCAGCGGCTCGTTGCGGGTGCAGTTGGTGATGGCGAAGTCGCCCCAGATGCCGTCGCTGCCGGCGACCTGGGCGACGCCGTCCGCGCTCTTGGCCCCGGTCAGTGGGGCCAGGCGGACCAGGCCGCCGGTCAGGAAGGCGGCGTAGATGGCCGCGAAGGCCTCGTCGCTGGGCTTCCAGAGCATCTCGAACTCGACGGTGCACTCGCGGAGGGTGGGCGCGGTCGCCCGCCAGCCGGAGTTGGCCCGGGTGGTCACGTCGGCCTCGCCGGCCTCCATGGTGACCGTCACGTCCTTCACGTTGCCCATCTCGGTCAGGTCGGCCAGGATGGCGCCCTCGGCGCCCCGGTAGATCTTGGCGTTCATGCCGAGCAAAAATGTCTGAGTTGGCATCCTTGCACTCCTATTGCTTGCGGACGCTGCCCGCCCACAAGGCCGGCAGCTTGGACTTTTCCTTCTGGAAGGCCGGGCCCATGAACGGCCTCGGCCGGTACTTGGCGGTAACGCCTTTGCCCTTGCGATCCTTCCGCCTGGCCCGCCCGCCGTACTCCAGCAGCGGCGGGGCCACGGGCGTGCCGCGAAGCGGCGTCGGACCGATGACCACGCTCTTGCGCGTGGTGTCGAAGCCGAAGAAGATCAGCCGCTTGAGCAACCCCACGTGGCTGCTGGGCGGGTTGCCCGGCCTCGACACGCTCTTTCGCTTGCGGATTGAGTGGCGGGCGGTCTTGCGGACGAACGCCCCGAACTTCGACAAGACCTTGCGCGTGGCCCGGTCCATGGCCCCGACCACGGCCTTGCGGTCGAAGAACATCGCCTTCATCTTGTCGAATCGAATGCCCACCATGGTCAGTTGCTCGGGGTGTGGTCGGCCTCTCCGCTGCGAATGATCGTCAGCCCCGCCTCGCGTGCCCGGCGGGCGAAACTCGCACACTCGCAGCCGTCTGGCCGAATGTGCAGGTTGTCGGCATAGTCGTTGGTGAACCAGGGCGGCTCGATCTTCATCAGGGCCGCCCGTGTCGTCCGCCACAGCCCGGTGTGGAAGGCGGCGGGATGGTCCCAGGCGTGGCTGTTGCCGCACGGGTAGGTCGCACACACGATGTCCCCGCCGACCTCGTTCAAGAAGGGCTCGGTGTCCTTGCCGGCAGTGTTCGGCCGGATGTCCCGCTCGGCGAACAGGTAGTGATCGAACCGGCTGGCCAGGGCCAGACGGATCATCTCGTTGAAGCCCGAGACGATCCCCCGGATGCCCACACCCCCAATATAGATGTTGCGGAAGCCGTGGTCGGTCAGCCACAGGAGGAGGCTCGGCTCGACCAACCCGTGCGGGTACGCCTGGATGTGGACGAAGGTCGTTCGCGGGTTCATGCGTGCCTCACGGCTTGTTGACCAGGGCCTGGATCTCTGCCTGGAGCTGGGCGATGCGGTTGCGGGCCGCCTTACGGCGGTCGAAGGCCTCCGAGGCCTTGCCGCTGAACTGGGCCTTGCGGACGATGTTGCCGGCGACCAGCAGGTCGAGCACCTCGTCCAGAACGCCGACCAGTTCCGCGTTGGAGGCGTCCAGGGCCTGCTGCTCACGCCGGAGCCTGGCCCTCAGCACGTCGATGGGCTCCATGGGCTTGACCGGCGTGTTGTCGCTCAGGACGATCGTGTCGCCCTCCTCCAGCGTGTGGGAGACCAGCGAGCCGGCGGGCCACTGCAGCAGGGGCTTGCCCTTCCGTATCAGCGTGGCCGTCTGTCTGGCGGGGACCTCGATGTTCATCGTTTCAGCCATGTGCTATCTCTCCAATCCGCAGAACCAGGTGACGCCGTCGAGCCCGGCCTGTGACTTGTTGGTCACGCCCGCACCGCCCAAGGCCGAAACCTTGGCCTTGTCGCCCGCCGACAGCGGGACGCGGGTGTGCACCTCAACCGTGCCCCCGCCGCCGCCCCCGCTGGCGAAGTAGGCGGTGTCTGCGGAGTTGCCTGTGGGCTCGGCGTCGTAGCCGTCCTCGCCCTTGGCCTCGATGCTGCCGTTGGCGCCGAACACGATCTTCGGAGCGACGATGACAATGACCCCGCCACCACCGGGGGCGTCGTGTCCAGAAGCGTAGTTGTCCGAGAACAGGCAGCTTGCTCCGCATGGGTCGGGAACCGGGTGCCCGCCCACGCCGGCCACGAAACGGAAGGGTTTGCCGGGACCCGCCAGGGCCTCGATCGGCACGTAGGGGTCGCGATAATCGCTCGCCGCGTACGCAGGGTCCAGCACGCCCGGCTGGGAATAGAAGCAGCCGCACGGAAGCGTGTAGCCCGGATACGCGAGGGAACCGCAACACCCGCGACCCCAGTTGACCTGGGCATACTGGTTGTTGCACTGCCAGCACAGGAAGCAGCTCGGCCCGGCCACGGCGGGCCAGAACAGCCGGTCCATCCAGAGACCGGTGTCGGCGACCCAGGGGCGGTACTCGCCGGGCAGCAGCCCGTAGATCGCATCGATCGTGTCGTGGAAGAGGCCCACCGGAAAGCGGTAGATGGCGTTGACCCCGTAGCAGCTCTGTCCGCACCACTCCCCGTACTTGGTCGCGGTCGGCATGTGGGCCATCACGGAGCGTCCGTTCGCGTGGAGCTTGCCGTTGATGGTCACCGTGCCCTGCGACCGGATGATCAGGAACGGGATCCACGTGGTCCCGTACGTGTCGTGCCTGGGGATGCGGAACTCGACCCCGGCGTCGATGGTCAGGCTGGTGACCTGGTACTCGCACTTGGCCGCGTCGGTGTCGCTGCTGATGGTGATCGCCCCGTCGCTGCCGTCGCCGAAGTCCGACAGGCTGTCGAGCCAGCCCAGCGAGTCGGCGGCGAACTTGGCGATGGTGACCGAGCCGTCCGCGACCCCGCCGCCGGCCGAGGGGTCCACCCACTCGGTGTCGTGATCGTCGTTGGTCGCCTTGGCCAGGAGTTGGCCCGTCGTGCCGCCGGCGGGCACTCCTACCCCATCGGCGCCGGGAGCGCCATCCTGACCGGGAGCGCCGTCCTGACCGTTCTGGCCCGGGGGGCCGACCAGCGACGTGCCGTTGCCCCACGCCCCGCCCGCCTTGGGGCCGTAGAGGGCCGACGCGGCGGTGTCGATGTAGAAGTCGCCGTCGACGCCCAGGCCCGCGGCCGGGGCACCGGCGCCGCTGCGGACGGTCTTGCCGTCCGTGCCGGGGGCGCCGGGGGCTCCGTCCTGTCCGGGCTGGCCGTCCTGACCGGGCGCCCCGTCTTGGCCGTCCTGCCCGGGCGGTCCAATCAGCGAGGTAGGCTCACCCCACACCCCGGTCGTCTTGGGCCCGTAGATGGCGTCGGCCGCCGTGTCGATGTAGAAGTCGCCGTCGGCGCCCGTCTCGGGCGCGGGCGCGCCGATGCCGCTCAAGACGGTGCGACCGTCCTCGCCGGCCGGGCCGGGCACGCCGGAACCAGTGCCAGTGCTGCGATAGCCCATCACCAGCTCCCCCCAACCAAGGTAACCACGTCGCCCACTGTGCCCTTGACCTGGATCTCGGACAGGTCGATGCGGTGGAAGTCATACCACTCGCCGGGCACCCAGGCTACCTCCTGGGCCGGCTCACCGACCGTGCGGAACAGGACGTTGCCAGCATTGGCGGGCGGGGTGGCGATGGTGACACTGCCGACCAGCCGAACGGCCGAGAGCGGCTGCCAGTCGCCGGTGACGTTGATCTTGCGAAGGATGACGTTGTTCATGGTCGCCTCACTTCATCGCCCGGTACGTCAGGGTCAGGACGCTAGTGAACACCCGCTGCTCGACCAGGTGCTCGGGGGCGTAGACCGGCTCGTTGGCCGTGCGGACCCAAGTGGCGTACGGCGCCCCCGCCAGCGCCCGGCCCCGCAGGAACTCCGCGATCTCGTCCACCAGGTCGCACAGCGCCTTGACCTCGCCGTCCAGGTCGCTGCCCAGCTTCTTCTGGACACCCACGTCCACCTGCACGTCGAACTGGCTGAGCGAGCGGCTGGCGCCGGCGATCTCCATGGCCTTGGGCACCACGCTCACGCGCAGCTCGGCCAGTTCCGCCAGCTCATGCGCCGGGATCACCAGCCGCCTGGGCGTGAAGGCCTGGCTGAAAGTCCCGCCGGCAAGCTCGGCTGCCACGGCGTCCGCAATGTCGATCGCCAGTGCCACGCGCTATCCTCCGAAGATCGCCCGCCACAGATTGCTGCCGGCCAGGCTGACGGCCGAGCCGGCGATCAGCCAGATCAGCTTCCCGCGCGCCCGCTCGGCGGCTTCCAGGCGGTCCAGCCGAAGCTGGATGCCCGGCTTGCCGTTGCCCCGGATCGCCTCGTCCAGGCGGTCGAGCTTCTCGTTGATCGCCTCGAATTCCGGCTTGCAGACACTCTCGAATTGCTGATTGCATCCGCTCATACGCTGCCCACTTCCTTCGCGTGAATTCGCATGCTGACGTTGTGCGGCCCGCTCCACCGCCAGTGCCCCTGGCCGCCCAGGGACAGCACCTCGTAGAGTTTGCCGCCGGCCGCGATCCGGTCGCCCGGTTCGGGCTCCCCGAAGAGCGGCAACAGATCCTCGGCCAGGATGAGAAAATCCGTCACCACCGCCCGGACCCGCAGGCCGAAGTCGTCCTCGACCTCGCAGGTGGTCGAGGCCCACGTGGCGTTGACGGTTGCCTCGCTCTCGCCTCGCCGGTAGGCGACCAGGCTGGAGGCGTGCGACGTCCGCATCGCCCCCAGCCACTGCACGGTGTTCTTGAGCAGGTCGCCCATCGCCTCCGGCCCTCGCGTCTACTGGCTCAGGCGTACCCGCACGGTGGTGTCGGCGTCGGTGGCCGCCTTGACGGTCTTGCCCAGGTACGGGTAGGCCGTGGCCGGCTCGCCGCCGTCGTCGGCGCTGGTGGTCGCGACACCGTTGGCCGCGTCCCAGTACACCTTCTTGCCCGCCTCGATGGCGGTGCCGGCGCCGGTGGCCTTGGCCACATCGAACACGCCCGTCACCGCCAGGCTGCCCAGCGCGTTGGCCGCGATGGGCGTGCGGGCCACGCCCGCCAGGTCGTTCTGGACCACCACGTCGCCCGCGGCCACGGCCGCCGACGGCGTGTGGTCGATGCTGCCTCCGTCATGCACGTAAGTCGCTTTTGCCATTGTCTGCTCCTGTCAGGAAGGATGCCGTGCCTGCGGCCGCGGCCGGCAGCCGGGCATCCGTTCCCGACTGCCGGACCGCGACCTCGACGACGATTACGCCTCGCCCTTGTTCTTGCAGCCGCCCTTGGGGTCCTGGAGGGCGACTCCTACGTCGTGATAGCCCCTCATCACCACGCCCAACACATTGAAGTCCGCCTCGGCGGTCTCGATGGTGGGCGACTCCTGGCCGTTGAGGAAGGCGACCTCGATCACCGGGAGGTCCGCCGGGTCGGCCAGCAGGTACCAGGCCTTCTCGCTGTTGCCGGTGTAGGTGCTGTTGGACAGGTAGCGGCTGACCTCGGCGCGATACTTGCCCTGGTGCGGGTTGGCCAC